CAAGGTGGTGCAGAGATCCTGGGGATCAACCAGAAGCACCTTGAGATCGGCGTGGGTTCTGGGGAGGGTCTAATCGAGTCCTTCCTCGAGGAACAGACTGTCCCCGATCCACGCGATCCCACGAAGTCGATAAGAGTGAAGGGACTGGTGACACCACCATCCCGGATCTTCAACGTCGACGAGGTGGAACAGCTGACCAAGGCATCGGGGCGCGAGGGAGCGACGATCATGTCGATCCTGAGAACAGCGCTCACAGGCGGAGCGATGAAGAGTGCCAACGCCACGGCGGAGCGGCGGAGGAGCGTGGACTCAGAGACCTACAGGCTGGTGACGTATCTGGGGGTTCAACCCACCAAGAGCGGACCTCTCTTGAATGAGGCCGATGCAGGGACGCCTCAGCGGCTGTTGTGGATCTCGACAGTGGACAAGACGGTGCCTCTGGAGAAGCCTGAGTGGCCTGGCTCGATTGACTGGGCAGGCATGATCATCTACGCCAATCAGTATGAGGTGCAGTATCCGCAGCACGTCAAAGATCTGTTGATGCAGCAGCGGTATGACCGTGTTCACGGGAAGGGCGATCCACTCGAATCTCACCTGATGCTGACCCGGCTGAAGGTCGCTGCAGCCCTGGCATTTCTTCACGACGAGATGGACATCACGGATCAGTGGTGGACTCTGTCGGGCTATCTGATGGAGTGGTCGAAGAAGGAACAAGACCGATGCAGGGCTGTTCTGAACGAGGTTGGCAGTGCTGCAGCGCGCAGCAGAGGCCGCACATCCGTCGTCGAGGAGGAAGCAGCAGACGCATTGCGCTTGGACGCAGTGAAGGAACGCATTCGGCAGATTCTGCGGAAAGGAGAATCGACGTGGACGCAAATACACGATCGTCTGTCTCCGAAGCAGCGAGAACTGCTCGAATCTGCCGTCGAGGAGCTTTCGACGCGCGGAGAAGTAGTTGTGGAGGAGGGAGAGTACCGGGGACGCAAGAATCGAAAATTGCATTTAGCGAGGTCGGCTAAGGAATGAGAATTTAAGCCAGGTTGCTGTTTCGGTACCCAGGTCGGCAGAAACCGGTCCTTATTCCTTAGTGGATCAGCGGCGATGTGAATCACCGGCTTACAGGTTACACAGGTCCCAGACTAAGACTTAGAGAGTTAGACAGGGAGAAGCTTCGCGCGCACATTAACGAATGCGGATTTCTCTCTATTGATAAGAGAAAGAAAGAGGGAAGGAAGGAATAGTCCGTCTGAGGACCTGTAGACCTGGGAACCGGTGATAGTGGTGTTTTAGCTGGTCAGAGGGTGTTTTCGCTACAGGCTTCGTCACAGGTACTGGTGGTAAGTGAGTCACATAACCGCTGATCGAGGAACAGGTTGGGTATGACGAGTGTCGATTTCACAGATCTGCACGCTCGAGCGGGAGATGGGTCGCATCTCACGAAGGCTCAGGTGCGCTACATCGAGGAGTACATGAGGGAGGTGCTGGTCAGGCTTGAGCTCAACTACTGGCACGTGTATGTCGCCAAGGACCTGGCACCAGAGCACTGTCTGCTGATGATTGAGCCGACAGACGGTCGCCGTGTCGCCATGCTGTATGTCTCCGAGACATGGTGGAACGAGTCTCCAGACCATCGCTTGGACATCGTCCATGAAGCACTGCATCTGGCACATCACGACCAGGAGGAAGTGATTCGTCGGTTCAAGAGGGACCAGGGGGACGTTGGTTCATATGCCATGAGCATTGTCTGGTCTCAATTCAAGACAGAGACAGAGCGCATGGTGGATGGTCTGTCCTATGTGATAGCACCCACCATGCCGGAATGGGCCCCACCCTCTGTTGAAGAGGCCCCACCCTCTGTTGAAGAGGCCCCACCCTCTGTTGAAGAGGCCCCCGGCGCAAGACCCAGGGTTGTGGGGTAACCCCACCCGACACTGATGGTGCCACAGGGAGGTAGAGAGGAACGACATTCCTGACGCGTTCAGATACATGATTGGATCAGTTCGCGGTACTACCATCCCAACAGAGCGAGAAAGGAGCTGAGGATGCTCGAGACGTGCCCGATATGTGGGGTCAATGCGACAACCCGCGACATGTGTGACGAATGCCGGAGAGAGCGTCTCCGTCCCGTGGATAGGAAGAAGAGATGACATGGCCCTCCACCTCTCTGCGCGACAGGGCCAGGGCTCTCGTGCGACGCAGTGGAGCTGATTGTCACATCTGTGGGTTACCGATCGACTACACGCTCAAGTCGCCGGATCCGATGAGCTTCGAGGTGGACCACAAGGTGCCCATGGAGGTGGCGCCTGAGCTGGCAGCAGTGCCCAGCAACTGGGGTGCATCGCATCGCCGGTGCAACAGAGCAAAGAGCAACAAGCCACATGCGGACATAATCCGTCGCTCTGGAGCACTGAAGTGAGGCGGACATAATCCGTCGCTCTGGAGCACTGAAGTGAGAAACGATCGTGTTATTGTTTCCCTCTCCTAGAGAACAAGAGAAGAAAGAATCGGAGACCCCCTGGGGGAGTGACCCCCACCCAGGGCTCTCTCGCCCTCGGAGGCATAGACGGGAACCCCCCGTGAGAACCCCACCACCTTCGACCAGGGCTTCTCCTGATCGCCAAGGGGTCCCTCCCAAGGCGTAGGATTGATGTGGATCAAGTTGCAGGACAACCGTTTTCGAGAGGACTAGAAGTGGACAGACTCTGCTTCTGTGGGGCCATGTCGTCCAGGAGATATTGCTCACGCCGATGCGAGAATCGAGCCAGAGAACAGAGGAGGAAGACTCCCTGCTCCGTGTGTGCTGAGCCTATGACGAGGAATTCCCGGAGCCTACCGATTGGTGAGGCTGTGTGCCGTTCCTGCAGAGTGCGGAGAGCTCTTCGTAGACCTAAGTCCGTCACTTCCTGGGTGTGTGAGGGCTGTGGAGTTCTCTGCTCGCGGCTTCCCACGAAAGGACAGACTCCGAAGTGGTGTGACGACTGCAGGAAACTCCGTGCCACTGCAGTGAACATCCAGCCCTCTCGCCGACTGGCGATCTACGAGCGCGACGGATGGGTCTGCCAGATCTGTCTTACCCCCGTGGATCGGAGTCTCATCGGGACGACGTCACTCCAGAGGCCGAGTCTGGATCACAAGCTCCCCCAGTCGTTCGGCGGAAGTGACGAGCCTAGCAATCTTCGGCTGGCTCACTTCCTCTGCAACGCGGTTCGCTCTGACGGTCGGAATTCTGACGCAGCTGTCCGATCTCGAGTCACAGCATGACCGTCGAGGAAGTCCACCCACCGAATGCTCCTCTGGTCCGCATCGGCGACCGAGTGCGCTCCCTCGTCGACGATGAGGTCAACATCCGTGTCGGGCTGGAGGGATTGGTCGTCAATGCGGTGGATCGAATCAAGAGGGTGCGCGTTCTCTGGGATAATGAGACCGCGAGTCTCGTTGACGCAGGAACGCTCGAGATTCTGAAGGAGGAAGCATGAGTGATCTGACACATCCTGCAGACGGGACTGTCGTTCTCGACTCAAGTGGATATGCGTGGCAATTCGACGGCGTCTACTGGTGTCTGGCGTCCATGGGACCCACAGGAGGACGTCGACCTGGTTCAGAATTCGTCCACGATTTCGGACCTCTCCGAGTTCTGCACATCCCACGGGAGGACCGACACGATGTGTGAGGTCTTCACTGGGCACACCCACCCGATCATCGATTCTGATCTGAGGAGACATGGACTACACACGACCTGACGGTCTGGTGGCTCGGACCGACACCTCCACGCCGTGCCGCTGCGAACGGCCTGACTGCGAGTGGACAGAGCAGGACGACATTCAGCGTGATCTTCATCTCAGCCCGCTCCATCTTGTCCAGGAAGAGGACTTCAAGGCTGACCCAGGGAAGCTGCTGATGCTCAGATTCGAAGACAAGGTGTACCAGTACCAGCTCATCGTCGATGAGCATGGCACGATTGTGGATCAGAAGAAATGCCCTGTTCCAAGGGGATGAGAGATGGCTGCTACGCGCTCTGTGGGCACCGGGCCAAGGTGCAGGATTATCGGGACGAGCGAATGCGCCAGTACGAGGATCTGATCGAGAGCACCGGTGGCTACGAGACAGAGATCGAGGAGCGTCTCCGTGACCGGCCACTGATCACGTTCAAGGATTATCTCATCCAGACAAAGAGAGGAGAGCCGAGATGGAGACGACCTCGCGGGTCGAAGTGACCTGGCTGCAGTCATCATGATCCGGCACACGCAGCTGATCTTGGCAGACCCTGAACGCAACGACGGGCACGACCGAGATGGGAACGCAGGTGACTGCCTGCGGGCCGCTGTCGCTTCGATCCTGGATATCGTGGATCCCACTTCGGTCCCCAACTTCGCTGACGCCGGTGGCGACTATCGATGGTGGCGGATGTTGCGGGAATGGGCCCGCAGTCTTGGATTGGATGTCGTATCTGTCGCACCAGAGTTCCCCGTGCGCTACGAGGGCAACCACATTGCATACGCGATCGGCAGTGGGCCCTCTCCGCGCGGGCCCTGGCCTCACTCCGTGGTTGTAGATATTGAAACCGGCGAAATTGTCTGGGATCCGCACCCGTCCCGCGCGGGATTGAACGGACCAATCAGTTCCATCGACTGCATCGTCTCGCCATATGCCCCGGAGCCTGACGAGCAGATCATGCAGTGGCGGGAGGCGGGCTCGAGGAGTTCAACACATTCATCCTCGAGGAGGACAGACAACAGGTAAGATCAGCTGACATACGAGACTCGATTCGGGAAGGTCGACTGATGAGCTTGACCTCCATCGCGCCTGAGGGAAAAGAGCTCGAGACTCTAAAAGAGCTCAGGGACGATCTCGCCGCTAGAATGGATCTCTGCAGCTCGGACCAGAACTACTCCACAATGGCCCGAGTTTTCGCTGACACGCTCGCTCGCATCTCTGCGCTCGAGGGAGTGGCCAGCGCCACTGGCGGAGGGACAGCACTGGATGAGCTCGCTAAGCGCCGGGCTGCAGCTGGGCGTCCAAACGCCGCGAATGCGATTGGTTCCGCGCGCTCGACTCGATGATGCAGACGACGCGACGTTCCTTGCGTCGTCCTACGGTCTGGTCGCAGATGAGTGGCAGCATCTGGTCCTCAAGGGCTGGCTCAGTGTTCGCCCCGACGGTCAGTGGGCTTCTCGTCGATGTGGTCTCTCAGTCCCTCGCCAGAATGGCAAGAATGGGATTCTCGAGATTCGTGAGCTGTTCGGCATGGTCAGCCTCGGCGAGAAGTTCCTCCACACCGCTCACGAAGTCAAGACTGCTCGCAAGGCGTTCATCCGCCTCTGCTCGTTCTTCGAGAATCCGAAGTTCCCTGAGCTCGAGGCTCTTGTTGTCGACATCCGAAAGACCAACGGCCAGGAAGCGATCATCCTCCGCAATGGTGGATCGTGTGAGTTTGTCGCCCGGTCCAAGAGCAGCGCTCGCGGCTTCACTGTTGACGTCCTGGTGATGGACGAGGCGCAGGAGTCTTCTGAGGAAGCGATCGAGGCGCTTCTTCCCACGATCTCAGCTTCCCCTTCCGGCAATCCTCAGCAGATCTTCACTGGAACGCCTCCTGGCCCCAAGATGAATGGGGAGATCTTTACTCGCATCCGTTCTGCAGGGATTCTCCGCCAGGACAAGGCGCTCTCCTGGCATGAGTGGTCGTGCCCATCTGATGTCGACCTTGATGATCCCAGAAGCCACGCCATGGCGAACCCTGCTCTCGGGATCCGGCTCCACCCCGACGTCATTGATGGCGAGCGCGGCACCATGTCCGACGCGGGCTTCGGTCGTGAACGTCTCGGGATGTGGGACGAGGCTGTCACCAATCGAGTGATCGATAGCAAGAGTTGGGAGCTCTGCGCTGACGTCGATTCCATTCCAGTGGACTGCATGGCTCTTGCCATCGGTGTTGATCCCGAAAGGCGCTCCGCTGCAGTAGGTTTAGCAGGTCGTCGCAAGGACGGCCTGTGGCACTTTGAGATGGATGAGCAGCGCAAGGGTGTGTCGTGGGTGGCCGGGTACATCCAGCAGAAGCTCCGGAACAACCCAGGCAAGATCCGCTCAATCGTCGTGAACGGAAGCTCTCCAGCCAAGACTGTCGTTGATGACCTGCTGGCAAAGAAGATTCGGGCCACAGTGATGAATGCGAGTCAGGTGGCAGAGTCATTCGGGAACTTCTTCGACGAGGTTATGGAGGGGACAGCCCGACACACAGATCAGCCGCAGCTGAGCGCTGCTCTGGCCGTGGCTGGACGGCGAGACCTCGCTGGGGGATCAGCTTGGAGTCAGAAGAATAGCGCCAGTGACATCACAGCTCTTGAGGCGTGCACGTTTGCACTCTGGGGTGCTCAGGCCAGTAAAGTTCGGCGACCAGGTGGCGGGGGACGAGAAGCTGGAGATCGGAGCTCGACAGGGAACCGTGGAGGGTCCATGCTATGACACTTGATCTTCCAGGTCTGACTGACGATGAGCAGCGCACTCTGAACCGTCTCATGAATCAGCTCTCTGTGAAGCAGACGAGGAACGCTCTGCGGTCCTGCTACTACGATGGCAAGCGTCTCGTCAATCGGCTCCAGAGCCTTGTTCCTCCACAGTATTTCCATCTCGGGCTCTGCCTCGGCTGGGCCGCGAAGGCTGTCGATCTTCCTTCTCGACGCGCGACTGTCAATCAGTTCGTATGGCCCGATGGTGACCTAGATTCGCTTGGGATCACGGAGTCCTGGACAGGAAACAACACCCGGTCTCGAGTGTCTTCTGCGATCAAGTCGTCCATGATTCACTCAACGTCGTTTCTGATCAACACTCTCGGAGATCCTGAACGGGGAGAGCCGCAGGGTCTCATCCACGTCAAAGATGCGATGTCTGCGACAGGTGACATGAACTCTCGAGCGGGTGATCGTCTCGACAGCCTCTTGTCTATCACTCGCTGGGGGAGTGCTGACCCAGCGAACCCAGAGAATCGCGGCGGAGCTGTTCTCGGTCTAGCCCTCTATCTCAACAATCTGACTATCACAGCAGAGCGTGACGAGATTCAGGGCATGGGTCTCAGCGAGTGGACGGTCACGCGCTACGCACATCCCTGGGGAGTACCGGCTGAGGCTGTGGTGTACAAACCACAGGAGGGTCGTCCATTTGGCTCCTCGAGGATCTCGCGTCCTCTCATGGCCATCCACGACTCAGCTGTGCGCTCTCTGATTCGTCTTGAGGGTCACATGGATGTGTACTCGTGGCCAGAGATGTTTCTCCTGGGGGCGGACGCGAGTATCTTCAAGAATCAAGATGGGTCGATGAAGGCTGAGTGGCAGGTCATGCTCGGTCGCGTCAAGGGTATCCCGGACGACGAGACTGCTGCTGTGCCTCGAGCCGATGTCAAGCAGTTCCCCGCATCGTCGCCGGAGCCTCATCTCGCTCAGCTGAACGCACTGGCGAAACTCTTTGCTCGAGAAGCGAGCCTCCCTGACACTTCCATCGCGATCACTGATGTGTCAAATCCGACATCGGGTGAGTCGTATGACGCGAGTCAGCATGAGTTGATCTCTGAGGTTGAGGGTTCGATCGATGACTGGTCTCCCGCGATCGCGCGCGCTCAGATTCGAGCTCTCGCGATGCAGAATGACGAGCGGGTGATCCCGTCGTCTTGGAAGTCGATCGCTCCTGTGTTCAGAAACCCTCGGTATACGAGCCGAGCGGCGGAGGCAGATGCTGGGCAGAAGACTCTCGCTGCCGTGCCCTGGTTGGCTGACACTGAAGTTGGACTCGAGCTTCTCGGATTGAGCCCCAGTCAGATTCGGAGGGCTCTCGCTGAACGAGACGTGAGAGCCCTCACGTCTGAAAGCGCGCTTCTCGCGGATGCTCTCGGACGCAACATCACGCCTGAGGTTCCGGAGCTGCAGTAATGGCAGAGACTCCTGAAGGAGCTCAGCTCACCGCGCTCCACAAGTCTCTCCAGATGAAGCTGTCCGCTCAATCAATGGCAGCAACGAAGCTCCTCTGGCAGACGATGGATCCAGCCAAGGGCGCAGCTGCAATGGAGCACTGGCTCGAGCTGCAGGTGGAGCTCTCAGGTGTGTTTGACGGGAAGTCTGCGGCTCTTGCAGCAGACTACATTAAGAAGTTCCGCATCGCTGAAGGCTTCCCTGGTGGTCCGATTGTCGGAATGCAAGACTTTGACGAGGAGTGGGCTAAGAAGTCCATGTCCTACAACGGGTCTAACAAGGTCCAGTCTCTTATCAACCAGGGCATGTCGCCTGCCGCTGCGATGGCGAAGGTTGCTCCTATCGCGATGGCTGCTGCCCAGCGTTTGACCCTCGGTGGTGGGCGTCGCGTTCTCGACCAGTCGGCTCTGGCGAATCCTGTGTCGTCCGGGTGGCGTCGTGTCTCATCTGGGAGCGCGTGCGCGTTCTGCGCGATGCTGGTCTCTCGAGGTCCTGCGTACAAGAGCGAGAAGTCAGCTGGCGCTGGTCGACATTGGCACAAGAAGTGTGGTTGTACTGTCGAGGAGATCTTCGACGACGCGTGGACTCCTACGGAGAAGGAACAGGAATACCTCGATACGTACAACAATTCTCGCAAGATCTTGACGTCGAGCGGGAAGACCCCAACAACTTCCAACATCCTGGACCAGATGAGGAAGAGTGGGAAGTTCTCTGACTCTCCGAAGCCTCCTGCTCCCAAGTACACGGCTCCGGTTCCTCATCCGACGCTTGGCCCAAGCTTCCGAGTCAGTTTCTCTGGTCAGGTCTGGAAGGGATACAAGTACAAGGTTCACGGCAAGGAAGGTGTGTCCTGGAAGAAGGTCAACCCTGACGGTTCTGTCTTGCCTGAGAACAAGACGATGCCGACGAAGAAGCAGCTCAAGGAGCAGGCGGAGAAAGCCGCTGCAGAGGCCGCTCTCGCAGCGCAGAAGGCTGCAGAAGAGGCCGCAGCGGCAGCTGCAGAGGCAGCGAAGAAAGCAGCGGAAGAGGCACTTCAGGTCGCCAACGCGAAGATAGTTGCCAAGTTGGGTCCCAACTTCCGGGTCGGTACAGACGGCACGATCTGGAAGGGCTACAAGTACAAGATCCAGGGCAAGGAAGGTGTGTCCTGGAAGAAGGTCGACGAGAACGGTGTCCGGATCCACAAGGACCCTCCCACGAAGAAGCAGCTGGCAGCTCAGGCAGCGAAGAAGGAAGCTGATCTCAAGGCGAAGATCGCGAGCGAGGCTGCGAAGAAGGTAGATCCTGTTCTCCCGCCTGTCGTCCTGAAGAACGACTACCAGAAGCAGAAGGCCGCAGAGTACGGGTGGGGGCAGCCAGAGCTCCAGGCTTGGGTGAAGTCTGGTAAGACGATGGTCGCTTATCACCAGAGTCTTCTCATTAGCGGAGCTAAGAAAGCGACGAAACCTCCTACTCCATTCATTGCTAGCCCCAAGCCGACGAAGGTCGAAACTAGCTCGTCAACTGGCGGTCATGGGTGGGCCAGTGATCGCTGGCCACCAGCCTCTGCGTACACTTCAGCTGAAGTCCGAGGCTTCGCGTCCTACACGGGATCTGGATATCGAGAAACCAACAACACTCTCCGCTCGACTGGTGGTCGGAGAGGCGCGAACGCGGGTCTCGATCAGGCGTTCAAGAGGCCGACTTCACGGGTCCCCAATGACACTGTGACGTATCGCGGTGTGAGTTCTGCGAGGGCTCTCGGTCTCAACGCAGACACGGGAGACTTGTCTAAACTTGTCGGGTCAGAGTACGTCGAGCACGGGTACATGTCGACCGCTGTTGAAGGCGGAGGCTTTGGTGGGAACATCAAGATGACTGTGAAGATCCCGAAAGGCCACCCGGCGATCTATGTTTCGCAACGGGGTGATCCGCTGTCTGTGTATGGCACGTCGGAGAAGGAGCTTCTGCTCGACCGGGGTACCAAGTTCAAGATCGTTGAGGCTGTTCGAGAAGGACAGTATGGCCCGTGGAACGTGATTGTGGAAGTCGTTCCTCCTCCGGTCAGGTTGTGATATTCGCGATCTCGAGGTCACCCTCGAAGTACTCATCGACGTCGATCTCGTCTTGGATTCGACCAAACACTTCCGCGGCCGGGGTGCCGAGAGCGAACTGCTCGACGAGCGTGGCTCGGATGTCTGTGACGAGCTTCCAATCGCTGGCGTCTTTGGTGTCAAGACCAAGCAGAGACTGATCGTTTGTCCAGAGGATCCCAGCGTCTGTCACGATCCACCGGCCAGGTCCTTGCGCGGGTGCATCCGGATATGTCGGCGGTGGAGCAGACCAGAGTGTGGGCGCAAAGTCTTCGAAATGGTCACTGTATTCTGCTGTCATACTGTCAATCATACTCCTAACTCTTAGGAATCACTACTCCGTTGGTAGTATCCTTCCCAGTTATCAGGGCTTCTGCTCTGAATTAGACGCGGACGCAGAGCGGACAATCTGCGGTGATCGGAGTTTTCAGTGACTCAGCCGAACGAAAACCAGGGCGGAAACGAAAACCAGGGGACCACGTCCACCTCTCAGGGATCCGAGACCAAGACCTTCACACAGGACGACATCAACAAGATCGTCTCTGAGCGACTCGAACGAGAGCGCGAGAAGTACAAGGACTACGGAGACCTCAAGAAGAAGGCTGAAGCACACGATCAACTTGTAGCGTCTCAGCAGACCGAGCAGGAGAAGATCCTCGCTCGTGCGGAAGCTGCTGAGAAGCGAGCCGCTGATCTCGAGAAGGCAGAGCAGGATCGCCTTGAGAGAGCAGAGCTGGCCCAGAAGATCGAAGACTGGAAGACGAAGATCGCGGCAGAATCGAAGTTCGAAGGCGTTCCTGCCTCGGCACTTCGAGGAAGCACTGAGGAGGAACTGCGTGAACACGCGGCTCAGCTCAAGGCTCTGATTCCGCCTCCGACCGATCCGCGTCGAGGTGCATACGTCCCCTCTGAGGGAGTGCACAAGGGTGGGGCAGGCTCCCAGGATCCGCGTGAACTGTTCGCGCAGATCATCAAAAATGTCTGATAGCTGAAAGGTGGCCGACATGGCCAATCCCACCACTGTCTCGAATTCTGCGGCCACTCTTCTGCCTCCGCAGATCACCGGCCCGATCTTCGCCAAGACTGCTGAGCGGTCTGCCGTGATGAGCCAGGCTCGTCGGGTCCCTCTGGCGCTCGTGGCCAACACCGCCATTCCGGTCCCGATGGACATCCCGGTGGCTGACTGGGTGGGCGAGGCTGGCGTCAAGCCGGGCGCTCAGGTTGGTGTCGGCGTGAAGACCATGCAGGCCAAGAAGTTGGCGCTCATGCTGCCCGTTTCTCAGGAGGTCGCGGACAGCAACCCCGGTGGTCTGTATGACCAGCTGCAGCAGGACCTTCCGACCGCGCTCTCTCGCGCTTTCGATGCCGCTGCAGTGTCGGGTATCTCGCTCCGCACGGGTGGTGCTGGTCCCTTCACGGACTACATCGCTCAGTCCCCGAACACCATCGCTCTGGGCGCCACATCCCAGGCGAACGGCGGTATCTACGCGGACCTGGTCAAGGCCGCTGGCATGGTCGTCGACCGCAACTACGAGATGAATGGCTGGGTCGCTGACCCTCGTGTTCGCATCAATGCTCAGCTGGGCACGGACACCAACGGTCGTCCGCTGCTGACTGACCTGCACAGCACCAGTACCAATGGCGCTGAGCTGAACAACTCCCTCGTGGGATACCCTGCTGCCTTCAACAACGGTGTCTCCGGCCGATACGTCCGCGCGGGCGACTCTCTGCAGACCATCACGATCACTGGCACTCCGACCGGTGGCACGTTCACTCTGCAGTCTGGCGGCAACACCTATGTCGCCGCGTACAGCGTTGCGACGGCGACTCTCCAGGCCGCGATCCGGGCGTGGGGTGGCATCTACGCGGGTGTCACGGTTTCCGGTACGGCGGGGACGAGCTACGTCGTCACGTTCCCCGCGATCACCGCGAACGTGTTCGCTGCGTCTGCTCCGATCCAGGCGACCTCTCAGCTCACCGGTGGCTCGAGCCCGAAGGTCGCGGTCGTGGCTTCTGGCGCCGGCGGCGTGGACACCACCATCCGCGCGGTGGCTGGTGACTGGACTCAGGCTGCCTACGGTGTCGGCATGGACATCACGATCAAGCGGTCGACCGAGGCGTCCTACTTTGATGGGACCAACTGGCACTCCGCGTTCCAGGAGAACTTGGTTCTGTTCCTGGTCGAGGCTGCCTACGGTTTCGTCCTGGGTGATCCGTCGGCCTTCGCCATCGTGACCAAGGGCTCCGCTCAGTTCTGATTGCGGGGGGTGTGACCATGCCTGCTGTGAGCCTCGAACTCTTCGATCTCTCGCCATTCGCGAAGATCGAGGAAGAGAAAGCACAGTTGATGATCGACGATGCGCTGGCTCTCGCAGCGCTGGTCGCACCCTGCATTCTGGAAGACACGTTCACTCACGCAGCTGCTGCCAAGGCTATCCTCCGCGGAGCCATCCTTCGCTGGCACGAGGCTGGAACTGGAGCCTCTGTCCAGCAGTCTGCCGGCCCGTTCGCTCAGACTGTGGACACTCGGCAGCAGCGCCGATCCATGTTCTGGCCAACGGAGATCGAGCAGCTTCAAGAGCTATGCAAGCAGGGTGGGTCCACGGGCGCGTTCGCGCTCGACACCTTGCCTGCGATGTCAACTCAGACCATCATGAATGACTGCTTTGGGCCTTGGCCCTATGGAGGCATCTAAAATGTCGCATCGACGGACTGTCATCGTGGAGGAGGTCTCCTACCAAGGGACCGACGGAGAGGACCACGTTGCCCATCGGGGCGACAAGATCGTGGTCGCTGACTCTGGGATCGATCACTTCGACACCTTCCAGTCTCTGAGCCCAGAGGGTCGCTGGGCAGAGTTTCTCAGGCGGGAGAAGGAAGCTGAGAAGGCCACCACGCCTGTAGAGAAGAAGCCTTCTGATCCCAAGCCCTCGGAGCCGGAGAAGTCCTGATGTTCGCCTTCGGAGAGACAGTCACTTTTGAGGCTGTCTCTTCGTCGTCGAGAGACTCACATGGGAACAAGGTCGTGACATATCTCCCAGGCGTTTCTGTTGACGGCTGGGCGTTCGATCCAGGTGGCTCAGTTGAGTCGTACGAGCCGGGACGGAACAGGGTCGTGAGTTCTCCCCAGCTCTTCCGGCAAGCGACTGACTTCGTCCCGAGCCCGCGTGATCGGTGCACGGTTCGCGGAGTCCTCTATCAAGTGAGTGGCCAGCCTGCTGTCTGGAAGCACCCGATGACTGGCTGGGAAGCTGGTGTCGCAGTCGCTCTGGAGGTTGTTGATGGCTAAGCGGATGCGGATTGTTCTCAACTCGAACGAGCTTCGCCGGCTGCTCCAGACTGACGGCCTTCGGGTGACTCGGAAGGTCGGAGAACAGGTCCTCGCGATCGTCGGGACTGAGCACTACGAGATGGTGGAATGGGTGGGCCAGAATCGCGGTCGTGTCACGATTCGGACCAAGCCTGATGGTCGCTCGATGGGCCACGAGGCCAAGCATCACAACCTCATTCGAGCTTTGGGGTCCGTCCGTGTCTGAGATTCTCGCCCCGGTAGACGCGGAAGCTGTCGTGGTCCTCGACCTGGCCACGCAGTACCAGCTCCGCTCTATCGAAACTGAGGTTGGGACCTCTCTTCCTGACGGTCCTGTCCCTGAGTCGTTCGTCAAGATCCGACTCATGGGAGGGTCTGCCACATTTATCTCATCTCGCGCTATGCTCACGGTAGAATGCTGGTCAAGAGATGAGGTCACCGCTTGGGATCTGGCATCCCTCACGGTGGGATTGGTTGATTCTCTACCTGAGCGGCTCGGAATCTGCTCGGGTATCACGAATGTTGGTGAACCGGTGAACCAGCCAGACCCAGACACAGCTACACCGCGGTACGTCTTCACCAAGGTTGTCCACCTGAGGAAGAAGAGCATTCTGTAGCAAGAACCCTCTGGTCCTCCGCAAGAGTCCGAAGGGGAAACCAATGACCCGCGTTAGTGCAAACATCTTCCAAGGGAAGCCGAATCTGACCATCGGCGGTCTGATGGCTGCTCCCGCTGGAACAGCTCTGCCGACCGACATCACCACTGCTCCGAACGCTGCGTTCAAGGACCTCGGTGCCGTCACCGAGGGCGGCTTCGTGCTCAGCCAGGATCTGTCGATCGACAAGATCCGGGACTGGAACGGCGATCAGATGCGAGCTGTGCTCCAGGAGTTCACCGGCACTGATCG